CGTGGGCGCGGGGGACGGAAACCCCGCCGTTCAGAATGTAAAATGGTGCTGCAAAGGTCCGTGGGCGCGGGGGACGGAAACCCCGCCAGTAATACTTTTTTGTTAACTTTTTCTTAAAAAGTTAGTTGAATAGTAGGTACATTAGATCGCCAAAATAACTCGACTTGCCCTTCATATGTTTTGACATAATACTTAGCGCTTTTTGAAACATTTCTGTATCGCAATTCTCTATAACAAGTTCGCCGATAAATGTATTAATAATCTTGACCGAGTTGTCTGTAAGCTTTGTAATGAATTGAATGCTAGTAAAACGCTTATAATCGATAATATGTTCGCCATTGATATTAATGTAATGGACGCCATTCACTTTAAAGAATGAAAAACACAACTTCTTACCATCTAATTTTTTTATAATAAAATTATCTGTATTTATTCCGGTAAAATGTTTGATAATGAGATGCCCTTCGCATTCTTTGAATTCAGTGGTTTCTTCGCCTTTTTTATTTTTTGATTTATCTAGTAATAAATAACTGTCCATACGATTATTTATTATTGTTTAAGAAATTAATTAAGCAAGTTTAACTTACTTTTTTCGTTTGTCTTTTTTATCAGTGTATTCGAAAACAACTGTCGATGTATTAGGAAACTTTTTTAATAATTCTTTGGTTTGTATTTTTATCTTGTCTGATATTTGAGGAGTCGCATTTCCTTTTATAGCGCTTCCCCAATCAATATACAAGTAAAATGGCTCGATAAAATTCACTTTGTAATTTTCTGATATTAATTTTTGCATAATAAAAATAATACATGATTTCATATCATAAAATGGAAATCCTATTAAAATTTTTGGGACTTCAAAGAAAATAAATGTCTTGTCTGTATTCTTGTTTGTATACAAAATTTTTTCTATACATTTGTTTAAAACCAATGTAAAGACATCATTCCGAGCTTTTTCTTTAACTGATCTTTCCTGATGCAAATTATTTACATTCGGTATCATAGTACCCTTACCTTTATCTTTGTCTTTTGTATCAGAGTTCATTGATAATAACATAGAAAATAATTTTGATTTTTACTTTGAAGCTTTTTACTTTGATTTTTTATTTAGAATGTCTAAAATATATTTATAAAAGTTAAATTCTTGTTGTTGTTTTTTAATAAATAAGCTATTAACAGCGTCTTTAACAGAATAAATTGGATATTCTTGTCCAACATAAATTCCAGCAACAAAGGCAACAAGTGCATAAAACATTTTTAATTTGCTTGAATTTTAATAAGAATTCAATTTTAATTCAGTTTCGTTTGGAGTTCCGATAGATCATCTCTCCAAAGATCTCGATCTGTTTTTGCAGACAATGTATCTAATTCTTTGCGTTTTTCTTTGCATGCATTTTCTAATTCATTCACTTTTTCTAATGACATACTGATAATTGGCATTCTTGTTAAATAGTCAAATGACCCGTCGCTTCGTTCACCGTCGCTTCGTTCAACGTCGCTTCCTTCGACGTCACCAAATTTAGCGTATTTTCGGTCTTCTAAAAGTCCTTCAATCACACTTTTTGCTTTCTTGTTAATATCCAATTTTCCAGAGATATATTCTGAAATAAATCTTGCTTTATTTTCTAATATCTTTAATTGGCGTTTGAGAATTTTGATCAAATATTCCTTTCTTTTATCATAATATTCTAAACGAAGATCAAAGTAATCAAGAAGAATGTCATTTGGGTCCGTGTACTTTGTTAGAATAAGATCTTCACTAAACAAATTCATATTCGATGTTCCAAAAGACTTGACTAATTTTAGTTCCTTTTCCAACCCATTCGATTTAATTAGAGCAGCGAGGTCTTCTCTATTCTTGAATTCAATCAGGAATAATATTTGATCATTTTCATCTTTTGTTTTATTTTGAACATCCTTTAAAATGATTTGCTTCTTTTTTGATACAGTTTTATTCTTGTTATCTTCAACCAATGATTCCAAGAATTCTTTATAAGTTGTTACACCCATACCGATTGGTAATTCCGTGACTTTAACTTGTGTTTCTGAAAGCACTTCGTATCTGCCTTTTGTAAAGTAATGTCCAGGACGATTCGGATCCTCTTCAAGAATACCTTTGAAATTTTTGAAATAAGGAGTCATTCTTAAAGGATCTTTATTGTCAAGAACTCTTAAAAGATTTGCAATAATGTCCTTTGGATTGAACGGAGGAATATAAGTACTGTATCCCGTACCAATCCCTTCACATCCATTCACCAATACCATAGGGATAATCGGAAGATACCATTCTGGTTCAATTGACATGCCATCATCATCTAAAAAATTCAATAAACCCACATCCTTTTTATTAAAGATCAATGATGTAAGATCATTCAGTTTTGTATAAATGTATCTTGGACTTGCAGCATCCTTCCCCATATGATTTCTACTGCCGAAATTTCCGTCAGGAAAGAGTAGATTTAAATTATTTGATCCAACAAAATCTTGTGCCATACCGATAATCGCTTGTTGCAATGATGCCTCGCCATGATGATAACCTGTCTCAGCTGAAACATAACCTGAAAGCTGCGCGACTTTAATCACTTTTGTGATATTCTTTTTGAGCATATAATACAAGATTTTTCTTTGACTTGGTTTTAATCCATCGCAAATACTCGGAATACTTCTCATATTATCGTAAATCGAAAAGTGAATTAATTCTTTATTAATCAGATCTTGATAAGAAACACGGTTTTGTTTAGCATCAACATAAAGATTTTTATTGTATTTCGATAACCATGCTTTGCGTTTGTCTGTGCATTTAACTTGCGGAGTGTCCACTTCGGCATTTTCTGAACCGGTGTCATGTGAGCTAGTTTTGACATTCTTGTCTTTTTCAAATGCAAGTAAAATAGATTCATCGCATTTTTGATCTTTATAGAAATAGTCCATCTTTAATTCTTCGATACGTTTAAATGTATCATGTGCATCCGTTTTATTTGATGTTCCTAATCCTTTAAAATAACGTATTTGATAATTGCTTGGATTAGGTTCGCTCCCTTTCCATTTATGATAATCTTGTTCTGTAAAGAATTCGATTACCTTTTTACCTCGAATCGCTTTAACGATGGGCGTTCTAACAGTTTGAATAAAATCCAGTTTTAAAAGACTTGGCCATTGAGCATGAAAAATATTTACAAGCAATGATTTGATATGCGAGCCGTCTACGTCTGCGTCGGTAAGAATCATAATTTTTGAATAACGGAGATCATTTGTGTCTTTATAAACACGATCTTGTTTGAGACCCAAAATTTGTTTTATACTATTTAACTCTTCGTTATTAGTTAATTGTGAAACGGTTGCATCTCTTACATTAAGCGCTTTACCCTTTAAGGGATAACACCCGTAACGTTCTGGACCGACAACTGAACGACCCCACATAGCAAACGTCAAGGCTGACAGCCCTTCTGTTAAAATCAGAGTGCATTCTTTTGACTTTGCTGTGCCTGCCCAAAGAGCATCTTCTAACTTAGGAATGTAAATCTTGTTCACTTTACGACCATCAGTCGCTTTAGCTAAAGTGGCTGTTTCTTTTAATTTACAAAATTCTACAATGTCTTCAACAATCGAACTCTTGTAAATTTTAGTAATAAATGTTTCTGAAACATCTACTTTGCATCCGAAATCCTTTGATTGCGTCGTCAATGTTTCCTTTGTTTGAGAATTAAAAGTTGGATTGATAACCGTTGCTCTTAAAAATAAAAATAAACGGTCTTTTATAAAACTGGGCTTGACATCCTTCAACTTTTTCTTTGTTTCCAAAAGTTCTTTTAACCGTGAAGTGATTTGATACAAGATGTAATCAACATGTTTACCACCGCTATTGGTTGCATTACCATTTACAAATGAAATCTGTTCAAATTGAGATGATGGAACAACTGCATATTCCCAAATAAAAGTCGTTTTATTCACTTTTTGAGTTATGGATTCAACAATAGGGGTTGTATCATCAAAGAAATACTTGATGTAATCTGTAAATGTTTTTCCCTTGATTTTTTCTCCATTCAAATGAATCGAGATGTCACTTCTTGTACACGCTATGATATCATAAACACGCTTGTTCATAAGTGCAATCGTATCGGTTTCAAGTGATTTCATATTAAATCGGGCGTAGTCTGGTAAAAAAGTAATTTTTGTATAACTTTTTGTACTATTTGACGTAATTTTAGGCTTTGAACGATGTTCCATATTATCTGTGTATTCTTGAACAAATTTCTTTTTATTGTCTGAATCAACTGTTTCAACTACAAATCGCTTTGAAAAAATATTACACAACTTAACACCTAAACCATTGGTCCCAGCTCCCGTTCTCTCTTGTGTATCATCATAATTACTACCAGAAAGAAGATGTCCGAAAATAAGTTCTGGAACATACAATTTGTGTTCTGAATGTTCAACGACTGGCACTCCTGTTCCATTATTCCAAACACTAATTTCGCCTGTATTTGTGTCATAGTCAACTTTAATAGATGTGACTGTAGGATCTCGAGTAGCATGATCTGTTGCATTGGTAAGTACTTCATCAACGATTTTTAAAAATCCAGGAGAATAATCAACAAAACGTTTGACCATTTTATTTTGAGGTGCATCAAAAACCCACAATTCTTCAGATACCTTTGATACACTTCCTATGTACATGCCTGGACGTTTAATCACGTGCTCACGTTGAGACAATTTTTGATATTTTTCTTCAATAGTTTTAGTCATTAGTAAAAAATAAAAATTTGCTTTAAATTTCAATTTTTATTTTTATTAAAATTGTGTAAAACGTAAAATTAAGAAACCGTAAAATTAAGTTTTTAGTACGAATACACGGGCGTGTTAAAAGCAACAACCATGGAAGCAAAAGCAGATAACAATAAAACGAGTGCCATAACTAAATTCGCAATTAAAAAGTTGTAGTTAGTGCCTTTTTCTTTATCAGCATAACATTGCATACCAATCGAACTTGTTGCAACTGAGAAAACTGCAATGATCATTAAAAAGAAGGCGTAAAAAAAGGACGTGAAGTTCATTATTATATACAATAACAAAACAAATAAATTTTTTTTAAAAATTAAATAAAAAAGATATTATTTAAGCGGGCACATTTTATTTTTTTTTTCATAGAATAACATAATATGCTAAACGAGTTTGAAAAGTTGACGTTGAACAAGTTCAAGATAAAGGACATACTTCCAAATGCCACAATTCTTTTACTTGGAAGAAGACGAAGTGGTAAAAGTTTTTTAGCACGTGACATATTTTATTATCATCGAGATATACCGAGAGGCATCGTTTTTTCTGGAACTGAAAATGCAAATCCCTTTTTTGGAGACTTTATCCCAGATACATTTATTCATTCTGAATATAGCCCTGACTTAATTGACACCGTTTTAGCAAATCAGGGTCTCAAAATTAGAAAAGCACGAGAACAAGGCGTTAAAGACGGATTATTAGAATCTAACCGTTTTTTTATTGTATTAGATGACATGTTAGCAGATGCCAGTTCTTGGAAAAAAGAGAAAACAATTCAAGAAATCTTTTTTAACGGACGTCATTTTAATATTTTTTTCATCCTCACTATGCAATATCCCTTAGGTATTCCACCGGCATTACGTTCCAATATTGACTATGTATTTATTTTCAATGAACCTAGCATAAAGAATCGCAAGAAAATATACGAAGACTATGTATCTGTTATACCAAGTTTCGACGTATTTAATAACATATTAGACTTTTGTACACAAAACCATGAGTGTTTAGTCGTAAAAACAACAGGAACTTCGACCGATATGAAGGATCAAGTTTTTTGGTATAAAGCCACAGAACACGAAGACTTTAAAGTAGGTCATCCCAAATTATGGGAGTACCATAATTCCCGATACAATTCAAAGCATAAAAATGAACGTGATCATGAAAAAGAAGAGATTGATAAACTCCGTCATAAATACGCTAATTCACGAAAACTTAAAGTAATTGTTTCACGAGAAGGCGATGTCGTAGATGGATATTTAACTGACTAAAGCGCGGCGTGACAAGCGTGACAAGCGTGACATGCGTGACAAGCGTGCCAACCGCGTGATCAAAAATTTAATCTAAAACGCCCCTATCTACCAAGTCTTGGTAAACTTTCCCACCCACTTTAATACGACGTTTTGTTTCTGGATTGATAATTTCTGTTAATTCGCGTTTCTTCTGTTTAAGTTGATAAAAAGAACGACATAAAGGACAAACATCACCATTATTTTTTCCATGACTTATTAAACATAATTCATGAAACGTATGACTGCATTCTAATCTAATAATTTCGGATTCACTTTCGGATTCGCCTACAAGTGTGTCAAAACAAATATTGCAATCGAAATTAACATCGACGTCGACGTCGCCTTCAATCTCCTTAACTTCGTCAGCGTCGTCACCGCCTTCAATCTCCTTAACTTCGTCTACGTCGTTAACTTCAACGTCACCGTCAATGTCGTTAACTTCGTCTTCAGCGTCAACGTCGTCTTCAATGTCCTTAACTTCGTCAGCGTCGTCGTTAACTTCAAAGTCAATTTTACGTTGGATACTTTTGTAAAACCCGTCCATTTCATAGATAATATTAAAGTAATTGATGAAAAAAAGATCAATTTCAAAACAGCGAGTCTCATAATACCCTATTTCATAAAGGTATTCTAAATGACGGAGGTCTCTCATGATCTCGGTGATATTATGATAAATGTATTGTTCAATGTATTCTGTAAATAATTCAGGTTGTTCGTTTTCAAGATATCTAAATAAACAGGTTTTCCAACTTTGATACAGAACGTAATCCGTATACGTAGGGTCATCTCGTCCACCGGGTTCAAATGTATAAGGGTTATTATCTAAAAAACTTCTAAAAGTTAATAAAATAGTTTCAATGCCCATACTACTCGTCCAACGTTCATTGTCGGATGGCCAAGTATTTAAAATAGTACTACAACATTTACCATCTTCATACATATTAGGGTGAATACGAACAGAGTCATAATTTACAAAATAAACTTTTGGAGGGCTATGGGGATAGTCTTCTGGAATTTCGAAATCAAGACGGATGAATTTATGCCTATAAACGGAATCATAAGGCGCCTTGATAATTGTCTGCACACGATTTATATTCGTTTCATCAAAATAAACCAAGTATTCATTTTCTAACAATGGTTTTTGATTTTGTTCAATAAACAACCTTTTTATTTCATGCAATAAACGTTTATTAGTCATTGATTTAACAAATTATTTTTATTTTTTATATTAAACTTTTATATTTCTTTTATTTATTGTTAATAAGAGAAAATAAAAAGATTGGATTATTTAATATAAGTCAAGAATATTCTGAATGATTTTTTTGTTTCCTGATAATAGTAATGTCTTGGGTAGCTGGCAAGAAGGATGCATTTTTAAAAGGCGTTCCTAAGAAAGACTTTGTTAGATTTTTTGGACACGCCGATAAAATTAATTCCTATCAACTAGATTATGATAAATACAATTTGCCATTTTGGGATTTCACATATGAAAAAAAGAAATATTTTGTTTATATTTGGTCAAATCATAAATTATACATTTACACTAAACAAGAAAATGTGCAACCATTTATTGAATTTTTGAAGAATAAAGTCCTTGATAAGAAAGAACATAAAAGTGATGATAGTAAAATCCCTGAATACGAAGCCCCTAACACAAGCTATAGAGAGAGACAGAAACATGGATTCGACTATGAAAATATTGTAATCAAGAAATATAATTTAAAAAAGTCTGATAATTATACATCAAAATATGATGCTTTTCATAATAATTTACCAGTTCAGATTAAATGTATCAAGCATGGATGTGCAATTGAGATGGGTGATTACCACAGAAATAAACTGAAAAAAGAAGATTTTATATTGATTGTTGGATTCTGGCAAGATAAAAAAGACAATATTATAAAAGAAACAATTTTATTTATCGAGCATGATAATTTCACAAAAAATCTTTCTTTTGAGGATGATGAAGCAATGGAAGCTGAAATGGATCTAATTTCAAATTTAGTTGTAGATGACATGAGGTGGAAGGATTTTTGTGATAAATACAAATCTAAATGGCCTAAAACAAATCTTTTAGATATTCGCTTCAAAAGAGATCATAAGAAACAAAAACGAATTCAATGCGCCATATCTTGGAAAAATTTTAAGAAGTTCAGTGATGAGTTTGAAACGTTCAATTTAAAAATAAACTGAATATACAATAATAATATTAATTATCAATGAAAACTACGGGTCTCAAAAGAAATAATAATGAAGCTTATTATACGCAACATGCCGTGGCAAAAGCATGTGTTGAAGAAGTTGACAAATTATATAAATTAAACACGTTTGATTTGACAATTGAACCATCGGCTGGAGATGGTGTGTTTTTAAAAATATTAAACGACTATCGTATTAAACAGGTAATTTCGTATGATATAGATCCAAAAGAAGAGTCCATCATCAAAGCAGATTTTCTTAAACAACAATTTCAACAGGGTAACACTTTAGTGATCGGTAACCCGCCTTTCGGAAGGCAAGCATCCCTTGCCAAAAAATTCATCAAGCACTGTTGTCAGTTTGCACGTGTTATTGCTTTTATACTACCAAGATCGTTCAAGAAAACATCTATGATAAGTAGTTTCGCATCTGTATTTCATCAGGTTTTTGAAAAGGAATTGGACCAAAATTCCTTTATTTATGAGACTAAAGAATACTCTGTTCCATGCGTTTTTCAGATCTGGGAAAGAAGAGATTATAATAGGGAGCTTCCAGGCAAAATATTTGAAAATGATCAATACAAAGTCGTAAAGAAAAATGAGTTGCCAAATATCGCATTCCGGCGTGTAGGAGTTTACGCTGGCAAATTTGTGTTTGACAATTTTGAAGCATTGTCAGCTGAGAGTCACTATTTTATTAAAACTAATATATTGATAACGAATGAATTACGTAATAATCTTACATCGATTGAATGGCAAACGGACAATACAACTGGTCCAAAGTCTATATCAAAACAGGAACTGATACAGAAACTCAATACTTTGTTATAAATACATTTATGAATTATAATATTTATTTTATATTAAACTTTTATATTTCTTTTATTTACAATTAATAATAGAATATTAATGGAAAATAAAAGAAAAGAACTAACAGACGTCGAAGACGAAGTCATTGAAGACGTAGCAGATTCTTACATTTTTATAGATAAAAGTAATCTTAATAACAAAAGTTCAGAATCAAGTTGGTCTGAATACATTAGAAAAACATATAATACAACTTCTATTTTTCTTGGAATTGCAGTTATTTATCTTTATTTTTTATATAAAAAGCCAAGTAAGTCAGCGTCAAACTTGTAAATTTAAAATAAAACTTCTATATAAATACAAATGATTTTAACAATAGATATAGGATTGCGGAATTTAAGTATGTGTATAATGAATGCAGTAGATAAAACTAATCTACAGACTTACACGATTCATTTATGGGACGTATTTAATACATTGGATTCAGATGATTATCGATGTCAAGGTATACAACGAAGTGGTAAGATATGTAATAAAAAATGCTCATTAAAATATAATTTAAACAACGAGATCAATCATTCGTGCAAAACGCATTTCCCTAAAGAATTATTACCTATTAAAAAGACAAATGAATTCAAAGTAAAAGCCGTTGATGATTATTTATTACAAGATATAGCAAGAATTGTTTTAACTAAAGTCCAGGATATATATGACATGCATAAACCCATTTTTGAACAATTAACGAGTATTATAATAGAACTTCAACCTAAAATAAATCAAAAAATGAAGTTTACATCTCATATAATCTATGGGAAATTAGTAGAATTATATAAAGAAAGCCCCACTATTATTAGATTTGTCCGGGCTTCACAAAAATTACATGCTTATACCGGTCCAGCGATGGAATGTAAATTAAAAGGGGCATATGCTAAAAGAAAATGGTTAAGTGTACAATATACACATTGGTTTTTGGAAAATAAATTTTCAAAAGAACAAAAAGAAAAATGGCTACC